AAATCTAATCTTGGTACAGCACTTCAAATTGAAATGGCTTTGGATGAAGCCAAGCGGTTTGAAGCCGAATTGATGATGTTGTTTCAGGCAACGGGCCGTGCGGATGTTTGGCAAAAAATCAAAGAACGCCAACAACAAATGGATATTGAAGATGCACACGCCGCCCGCAAACTAAAAGAAGATGAAAAGAAAAAACGCGAAGAAGAACAAGAACAAATGGCTTGGGCTATTGCTATTGTTGTAGTGGTAATGTTCTTGGGCGCGGTAGGTTGGGGCATGGCTGAAATATCCGATTTATGCGCTAAATCAAGGTGCGGGCGGTGAATGAATATCAAAAGCAATTTGACCTATTTTGCAAAGTATTCGTGCGTATGTGCATTGCGTGGTATGTACTTGGATTGCTTCGTTTTTTGCCAAACGACTTATCGGACAAAATTGTTGGTAAATTTTTAAAGATGTTAGGACTGTAATGCTTACCTTGCTATCAACCCTTATTTCATTTTTAATGTCTGGAACGCCTAAGTTCTTAGAGTTTTTTCAAGACAGGGCAGACAAAAAACATGAACTAGATTTGGCGCGGTTACAGATTGAACGCGAATTGGAATTAAAGAAGGCGGGGCTTGAAGCACAAGAACGCATCGAAGCAATCCATACCGACCAAATTGAAATGCAAACTACTGCGCAAACTACTCAAGCAGTTATTGGCGCACAACAAGCCGAAATGCAAGCCCTTTACGCGCATGATGTAGAGATTGGAAAAGGTGCATCAACTTGGGTAACTAACCTACGCGCCGCAACCCGTTCGTTGCTAACAATGGGTTTCTTCTTGTTGTTAGTTTTAATTGATATTGGCATCTTTATTCACGGTTGGCGCATGGATGCCGATTTCAACGATATGGCTAATATGCTTTGGGATGAAGATACGCGCATTATGTTTGCCGCCATCATCACTTTCCACTTTGGTGGTCGCGCTTTTGGTAAAACATGAAAGTTTCCGACAAAGCCATTGCAATGATTAAGCACCATGAAGGGGTGCGGTTTAAGCCTTACCAATGTCCCGCTAAGTTGTGGACTGTAGGCGTAGGCCATGTAATCGACCCCAATCATGGCAAATTAAGCATTGACCAACGCCAAGGTTTGCCAATCCCTGATGGATGGGATAGAAAACTAACGGAAGATGAAGTTAATGGATTACTTAAATTTGACCTTAACCGATTTGAACTTGGCGTGGAAAAGTTTTGCCCCGTACCACTTACACAAGGTATGTTTGATGGCCTTGTTAGTTTTGCATTTAATGTCGGTTTGGGAACTTTGCAAAGAAGTACGCTACGGCAAAAACTCTTACGGGGCGACAAAGAAGGCGCGGCGGAAGAACTAATGAAATACTGTATGGCGGGCGGCAAAATCCTTAAAGGACTTCAGAACCGCCGCATGGATGAACGCGCTTTGTTTTTAAGTTGATTCTTTAACAAAGATTCCATCGGAATTTAGATAGCCTTTGCGGTGTTTGATTTCATCGTATGCACCTTTAAGACATTCGACCAAATCTAAATCAGCGCAAGCGCAACCCATAATTAGCGTTACAAGAATGTCGCCGTAGGCATCTTTCATTGCGGCTACATCTTTGTTTTCAATTGCTTCAAACAATTCGTTTAGTTCTTCTTGGGTTTTGATTGCTTGCGCGTAGGGCGTACTATTCTGTACGATGCCGCGGGCTTCACCCCATTGGATAACCGCTATTTCTGTATTTGCGTAACTCATTTTGTTTCCCTATCAAATCTTGAATTCATCACTTCTTGTAAATCGAAGTAGTCTTTAAAACATTCGCTAAAGTAAACTTGTTTTTCACTAAAGCCCATTAGTGTTCGGTTAAACACAAACGCCTTTTTAGGCAATTGCATTTCGCCGTGCATATATCTTATTGCCTTATTGGTCACACGCCATAGCCCCGAACCTTTTACTTTTTTGTTGTCGTTTGGGTAATTTTCAATCAAGCCCCAATAGCGCAAGTTAGTAAAACTTTTGCCCCGCATAAATTCGCGTGGTGATGCGGTTGGCATATGAACCCAACCATCTTTATCGCCGTTAACAAAAATCCAAACTAACGCCCTTGCATCGGTTTTGGTAATTGAATAACCGTTAATTTTTCCGAACCTATCGCAACAAGGGCAATCGCCACCTTTGTTTCCCAATACTTTGCGATAATTGGCTTTCAATTTACTTAACAAATCTTGTTCAAATAAATCTAACATTTTGTAGTGTCCTATAAAGGTGGGGTACTAGCGTTCGTCCGACATTTCTGCCCGCGTTCCCCCGTTGTTAATTAAAACGGTATATCGTCATCAGGCATAGGCGCGGCTTGGCGTTGTGGCGCGGCGGTGCGCGGTTCAAGCGGCGGTCTAGCACTTAACCAACCATCCCAACTAACGGGGATGTGGTCGATTTTCAAACTAATACCTTGTTGCCCTTTATCCCAAAGCGTACCAATTTTAGAAAAGCGTTTTTTGTTATTGCCTTGGGCATCGGTGTATTCGCCTACAACAGCGATAAGGTCTAATTTAGATGACATAGGTTAATCTTTCGTTTAGTTTACTAATTTTGCTATCAAGTTCGTCTAAGAACTTTATTACTTCTTCTTCAAGCATTGCTGCATATTCCGTATCGAATTCAACGCGCTTAATAAAGAGTTGTAACCCGTTTGGTAAGCGTGGGTCAAACGATACGAAATCACACCATTCACGCCGCGTACAGGCAAGTTGCCATTGAATTTGCGTAAAGTATTTTGTAGGTACTTGTTCGCTAATTAGCGTATCAATGTGTGTAGCCGTGTTTGGCGATTTAATTTCTAACAAGCCATATTCGCCAACTAACCCATCAGGTGAAGCCCCCGCCATTTCAATAATGGGGTGCGGTACAAATGCAACTTCATCTACCAATACATCAGCATACGATTCATACGCGGCGCGGGCTAATGGTTCGGTTTCTGTACCGTGAAGCATTGCCGCATTTGTGTAGGATTCTGCAACCGTTCCAGTTAATCGTTCGCAAATCAATTGCGCCATGTAATTTTCACGGCTTGCACCATAACCTGATTTAGTTCTAGCAATTACATCAGCAACACGCGATGCCGTAACTTTGCCAAGCCGCAATTGTTTCCATGCGTCACTACCTTGTACAACTTCAATCATTCTTGCCCCTTAAATTTCAACCCATGCAAAACCATTGCTTCTTTAACAAATTGCAACCCTTTAACACCTAAATTTGGTATTCTTCTTAGTTCGCGTTCCGTCCAATTGCAAAGGTCATGCTTCATCAAAATTTGTTCTGAAACTAAACAACGGTGATACCTAATTGGCAAATCAAGGTCTTTAATGTCAGAGTTTTGGTATTTGTGTTGCAATTCTTGTTCTTTTTGCCATTCCCGCAAAATGCGTTCACGATGTTCTAGCATTTCTACCGCCATTCGATAGGCGGTTTGTGCCGTAGAAAATGGATTTGTAATGCCCATTTTTTCAATTTGGGCTTGCATTGCAATAACCGCAAAATGGTCTAATAGTTCTGTTTTAGTCATAGTTTGGCCTTTACTTTATCTTTGGCGGCAATCACTTTCTTTTGCCAATCAGAATTACCATTACAAGCGGCATACGCGGCTTTGTAGGCGTTCTTTAAACCGTCTTGGTCAGTTGATGCGTCAATAGCCGCCAAATGGTCCATAAGGGCGCTTTCATCTACACCTTTTGCGGCAATGGTTGCCATTTGTCCATCATCATCTTCAGGTGCAATTCCACAAGCCGCCATCAACGAACCGCGGCGGGCGTAGGTCAATGCCGACATATACGCGGGCGGGTCATTCTTAACTACAGGGAATTGCAAAACGCCGCAATCAATTGTTTCGCCTGATTCATGCACAAAGATTGTTTCAACCATTACGCCGCCAACACATTCACGGGTTTTTTGCACAAGGGCAATGCCGTTATTGTTTAGCGCGTCTATAACCGCTTCAACACACGCGGCAAGGTCGGCATACTTATTTTTGAAATGCGGGTTGTAGGCGTTCTTTAAAGCGGGTGCAAATGCCTTTTGCGCTTGCACCAATGCGGTTGCAATTTGTTTCATTCTGTACTTTCTAAATAGTTGGTTAGGCGTTTGATTCGGTCAGCGTGGTAATCCGACATTCGTTTGGTGTATTCCATTGCGCTTTGAGAATCTAAAAAACGGCGCTTGGCTTCTTCAAGTTCTTTAGCCGCCATTTCTTTAGGTGATGGCATTTGCCACAAGGCTTTAAAGCGTTTAATAAAGTTCATTCTTAACCCCGCCATGCCAACAGTACACCCCAACCACCAAAAATGATGATTGCCAAAACACATTCAATTAAAGTGGTAATGATTTTTTGTTTCATTTTGTTTTGTCCTTTGATGGGGGACTAAGCCCCCGTTTGATTTATTTACGATTAACGCAAGATGTGCAATTGCAGGGGATTACATCGTTCTTAGCCGACATACGCAATTCAATCATGGTGTCATAACCGCGAACATGAACTACATCATCGGAAAATCGAAAACCGTATGGAAGATTTAAAACATAAGTGATTTCATCTTCATGCCATCCATCAACATCAACATGGTTGGCTACATCAAGTTTGTATTTGCGTTTAGTCATTTCACTTTCTCCTATAAGACCCCAAGAAGTTCGGGGCATGGTGTAATTATAAGCCAACTAATATACAGGTCAACACTTTTTTTAAATTATTTTCTAAGTAGTTTCCCTAATGGGGGCTTTCGCCCCCTTTCCTATTAAGCCGCTTGCAATTTTCTCCATGCTTGGCTACCAATCCAAGTTTTGTAAGTTTTGCCGTTCTTGTCGAACTTGAAGTAAACCCGTGCGCCCTCTACTGATGTGCAGATGCACACAT